CCATAGAGGAACCCACCTTCACCCCCATACTCCGTGACGAGGTAGCCCACGCTCAAGAGGCCGCAGGTCCAATCGAGCGCATGATAGCTAAGATCAAAGAGGCTGGCGAGAAGGCACCCAAGGGCGCTTTCAAAGTGTTTTTCGGCATTGAAGAAGGGCAGGCCATTCAAGAGATAGGCGCATATCTTGAGGGTTCTGGCTTGCCGTATCGCTTGGCTTCGGACCCATTCGGAAACCAGGCCACACTGGACCCGCCGAATAGGCGGTGGGTGGTGAATTTTGCAAAGCTGTAACTCTAGCAGGCTGAGGGAATGGAGGAAAATATGATTTGGAGGCACGGTCTTCATTCGGCAGATAAGCTTTGGCTTTCAAGGTGGGAATTGATTAAGTTGTTTTGTGGTTTTCCTGTTAGAAAAAACCTCACCCCGATTGAGGTTTTTGCGGGAGATCCGAGCGATAAAGATAAATAAATGTCAGTAGCCTTTAGCTGGACAAAGCCAAACGGCCAAATTTTAGAGAAGGCCAGACGCTTCTGCTATAACCCACACCCATTCAGCGCAATGGTTGGGGGGATTCGTAACGCCAAGACAACGGCAGCTTGCAGGCGTGTTATCTTGCTTGCCTTGGCCTATCCCGGCAACCGCATCTTGATAGCCCGTTATCAGAATACAGATCTTGAGAAGTCAACCTTGGCAATCTTCAAGGAAGAATTGGCCAGACTTGGGCCTAACGTGGTCAAAAAGCATGACCAGAATTACAACTTCTACAAGCTATACAACGGCACGATGATCTATTATGCCCACCTTGACAAGCCGGAGGACATTCAGGGCTCAGAATGGGGGGGCGTGTACATTGACGAGCTTCACGAGGTCAAAGAGGACACGTTCAATCAGATCAAGTCACGCATGACGTTTTGGAATCCTAGGCGTATTCAGGAGTTCAAGACCAATCTGGCCGTTCAAAGGATGCAAAAGGAAGTATTGGGGTATAACGCGTCTCCCAAGAATTTCTTTTTTATCACACAGAATCCAAGTCCTAACTGGACAAAGCGGAGGATTAAAGAAAACGTGGACGGGGAATTCCATGTCATTGAATCCACGACAATGGACAATATTGAGAATCTCCCGCCTGATTGGTGGGATTCTGTCAAGAATATGCCTGATGACTGGAAGCGGCGATTCTTGGAAGGTTCGTGGGATATCAGCGGCGGACAGGTTTACAAGGAATTCTCCACGGCTATGCACGTTATCGAGCCGTTTGAAATACCAGAGCATTGGGAAAGGCTTAGAGGCTTGGATTTCGGCCTGCGTAACCCCACGGCTGTATCGTGGATGGCGGTGGATGAGTTTGGGAACCTGTTTCTCTATGACGAGCATTACAAGCCTGAGATGCTACCAGAGCAACACGCCACGATTATCAAGGCTAAGAGCGTAAGTAAGACCCATGAGAACGGAAAGGTTGAATACTTTAATTCGTATGAAATGGATGGGGTAACGTATCTAACCACGATTGCTGACCCGTCTGGACAGAATAGGGCCATAGGTAGCAAGGATAAGCTATTTGATGAGTATCGGCGGCATGGGATAGCCTGCATACCTGGTAACAATGACTGGCCCCTTGGATATGCGCGGGTAAGCCAGTATCTACATTTTGACCCTTCCCATACGCATCCTAGAACGAAACAGAGGGGCTCCCCGCGCCTATTCGTATTCAATACTTGCGTGAATACCATCAAGGAATTCATTGGGTATGAGTGGGAAGCTGTGCCGCAGGGGGATAAAGACCCAAGTGACAAGCCGAAGAAGTGGAATGACCATCTTATGGATGAAATCAGGTATCTGTGCGCTACCCGTCCAGACCCTTCAAAACTCAGGGTATTGGAGGAGCCTGAATCTAGGCACGTTCAAATGGCAAGGGCGGCATTTACGCAGATATTTGACGGGGAAGAAGGGGAGGCCATGTTTTCGGAATGAAACAGCATTTCGCCTATTGAAAACGAAATAAAAAAAGTTATAATTATCCTTGACTAACCTTTTGAGGGTATATGGAGCCGTTGACCAATAATGCGCCTTTGATTCCAAGCGGTGATAATGTTGATTCCTCACAGGTTGAGGAAAAGTTTCCTGTTTCCTTGCCTGAAGGCTTGACGGCTGCACAGGTTAAAGAGAAGACGAAAAACTACAAGAAGATTTGGGAGCCGTTCTTTAAGAAGAAATCCCAAGACCTTGAAACGTTTCAAAAGATGTTCTACGCGCAACCTACTGGGCCGCAGAAGTCTAAGGCTACGGTTGTATTGCCCGTAGCACCTGGAATCATCGAGACAAGCGCAAGCCGAATTGATAAGGCGGTATGGGGCAGGGATAAGCTGGTGGACGTTATGCCGCTTGACCCAAATGTTTCAAAAGAGCAGGCGCAGGTTGTCGAAGATTTCATCAATCAAGAATTGATTTACGTTTCACGCGGAACAAAGAAGGGCAAGAGCCTGATTAAGTCCGCCTTGATTGATGGCGTGGGCCTATGGCGTGAAAAGTGGAATGTGAAGCGGGAGGTTAGGACTAGCCCTAATTATCAATCGCCTTCACCCATGATGCCGCCTATGTATGTTGGCGAGAATCCCCCGCAGGAAATTGAATACGGGTGTTGGGATTGGGTAGAGGGTGATCCCTCTCGGTTCATGTTTGACCCAATGGCAACAACGTCTATTGCCGAATCCCCTTGGCTTGGAATACGGGACTACATGAGCCTATCAGAGCTTAAGAAGTGGGAGCAGATGGGCAAGATTCAGAATGTGGACGCCATTGCACAGATAACGCCTAGTGGGATTGCCAACAAGGACGATTGGGAAAGCAAGCGGCGAAATGCGATTGGTAACGGCATGAGTTCGTTTGAATATGCCGATTACAAGGAATACAAGGTTGACGAGTGGCATGGGAATATCACTTGGGAAGTTAATCAAGAGGGAACGGATGCGGAGGGAAAGCCGCTTCCCAAGAAGGTGATGAGCGAGGACTTCCATTGGATTATGGTGGAGGAAGACGTTCTGATTCTTTTTGAGCCGCTTGACCTCATGCCCAAGAGGATTCCCGCTGGCTCGTTTCCAATCCTGATTGACCCGCGCAAGGTTTATGGCAAATCTGCCTTGCATGATGTGCGCGGTGTGCAGGAGATGCTGAATAACTTTGCAGGGAAGCAGGCTGATCTTGTGGCGCAAGCGGCTGACAGGCCTGTGTATTATGACAAGTCTAGCGGTTTGAGTGGGCGCACAGCGTTTCAAAGAACACAAGGGCTTATCCCCGTTGACAACGTGAACGGCATCAAGTTTGGCGAGATCAACACTCAGGCTATTGCGGCGAATCAGAATTTCATTCAATTCTTGATTGAGTTTTCACGGCAGATCACGGCGGCGAATGAGCAGGCGCAGGGGATTAGCGGTGGGGCGCAGACGGCTACTGAGTTTGCAGGCCTTGTGCAGCTAATTGGGGCCAGGTTTGATGATATCGTGGACAATATCATCCAATTCTGCTGTGTGCCGCAGGGTCAAGGATGCCTGGATTACTACCAGCAGTTTGGCGTAGATGGTCAAATGGTGGTGAGGGAATCGAGCATTGACGGCTCAAGCAAGATGGTTACACGCCAGATGCTTCAGGGGCGCTGGCAGATTGTTCCAAGTGGGGCTAATGCACAGGCCAACAAGGAAGCGCGTATCAAGTCAGCGATTGAAGTGATGAAGATGCTGATTGAGCTTGCTAACCAGTCCACGGCTAATCCAATGCTTCTTAATGGTTTCATGCCTGATATCAAGCGGTATGTGGATGAGGTGCTTGCTCCGGTCATGGATTTGAGGCAATCGAATAATCTTTGGACGCAGGCGCCTCCCCCAATGGCTCCGGGGTTGCCTGCTATGGGGCCGACTGGTGGGCCACCTCCCCCTATTGGGGGGCCTGATATGGGGCCAGTCGGCCCCTCCCCGCAACAGATGGGCATGGGGCCGCAGGGATGATCAAAAATATCAAAATAAGGAGGATTAAAAATGTTTATTAGTCCCGGTATGTTGGATTCTTCAATTAGTCGATTTTCTAAGGGGGGGGCTGGTGGAATCGGAATAAATCAGATTCCAAGGGCAGAAGTTACGCCTCCAGTAAATTCCATGTTTGGAAATGGAGTTTCTGGTTTTTGGGGTAATTTTTCAAATATTCTCTCACGGGATAAAAGCCCTTTTTTAAATGTTACATCTCCTAAAATGGGTAGTTTGTTTGGAGAGTTTAATTTTCCAACACAAAACTTTACGCCCAAGGATAATTCCGAACCAGTTTTTAATCCGGACAATACGCCGGATCAATTGTTTGATAGTAAGGCAATAGGTCAAGCAATTAAAAATCCAGGTTCGGTTCCTCTTACATATACTCCAGAACCGCCAGCACCCAAACCGAAAGAAAACACTTTGCGTGGGTCTTTAAATTCTGCTTTTTCGGGTTCAGGAATAGCCGGGGGGCCTTCTTGGAGATGGTAGATTTAAAGTCGGGGATAGAAGAATTATCCCTTGAGCTTAATCACCTTCGAGCTATGGAACGTAGCGAGGGGTGGAATATCATCAACAAGGAAGCGGAGCTTTATTTAGCTCAAAAGTTTGAAGCATTGGCGGCGTGTAAGCCAGAGGACGTTGCCAAGATTCAAGGAATGATTGCCGGGGTGAGGTTTATCATGGGTCATCCCCTCGCCGTGGCTAAAGAGCTTGAGAGGCTGGAAGAAGCACTCAAGGCCGAAACTACCGAATAGCTTCTCGGTCTTTCGGCTATCGTTAGAAGCCTAGCGCAATCGTGAAACATAGTTTCACCTATTGCAAAGGGGTATAAAATGGATGATGACTACAAGGAAAGCACTTCGGTTGTTGAGGCCGCGATAGCGAAAGCTGACGAGGGTTCAACGGACGGGAGTGAAGCGAATCAGGCGCAGGGACAGGCTCAGGCGGCACCAGCCGAACCAGCCTTTGACCCTAAAGCGGCCTATGAGGAGCTTAAACAGCAATATGGGAATGTAGGGCGCGAGCTTGGGCAATTTCGCTCAATGCAAAGCAAGATGGATAAGATTCTATCAGCCCTGCAAGGAGGCCAGCAGGCTTCCAATCAACCGGAGATTTTGAAGACTCTGCCGCCTGAACAGATTCAGAACGCGGAGCAGTTAATCGAGGCCCTTTGGAAGAAAAAGTTTGGGAGTGATTGGGAATCCATGCAGAATTTCCGTGAGGAAATGATGGTGGAGAAAACGACCTCACAGATTGAATCTGCAACAAGGGGATTGCTTGGCGCGGAGTATGAAAAACTTGAGCCAATCATGGCTAACATTGTCCAAGACGCTAAAGCGGCAAGGGATGAAGGCAATGAGGAAGCGCAGGAGTTTCTGAATACTTTGCACAAGATGCCAAGGACAGGAGCCAGGATTCTTGCTTCATTAGCCCGTGAGGAATTTGCTAAGAGCCTGAATGGTCAAAGCCAGCAGGCTACCAATGCACTCAAGGCAAGTGGGGCAAGGGCGTCAAACTCGGTTCCTTCCACGGCAAAGGTTGCAAATGCGGCTAACCCCGCAGAAATGACCATCGAGCAACTGCGTGAAGCGGCTGAAAAAGAGGCAATGGGTGCGCTTTAAATCTCCTTTTACTCTAAGGAGAGAACATGTCAACCAGCACTAGTTCAACTGGTTTTGCAACAATGTCCTCTACCTTGTTCAACAAGGTAGCTCAGGACCGTCTGACGAAGAATTTCGTGTTTTACCGCTTTGCGGATAAGAAGCGCCTGCCCAAGAATTCGGGCCAGGTGATGCAGTTCAACCGTTATGTGACCGTGGCTGGCACCACGGCCACGATTGCGGAAGGGACGCTTACGGCTGGTGAAGTGAACATCTCGGCCGACACCGCCACCCTGACGTTTTCGAGCTATGGGCAGTTCACCACGATCACGCAGACGCTTACCGACACCAACAGGACGACCGTGATTGAGGAAGCCACGGAAGTTCTCGCTGATGGCGCTAGCGACACGGTGGACCTGCTTTGCATGTACAACTATGCGGGGAACGCTACCCTCCGCGTGGCTAACGGCAAAACCACGGGGACCATTACCAACGGCGACAAGCTGACTGGTGACGAGCTTCGTGCGATTGTCCGCGACATGCAGCTTGCTAACGTCCGTCCGTTTGACGAGGGTGGTAACTATGTTGGCATCTACTCGCCTGCGCAGACTTATGACCTGCAGGGCGATACGAGCGCTAATACCTCCTGGACCGAAGTGCATAAATATACCGACAAGCCCGTAACAAATATGTTCGGGATGGAACTCGGTGCGCTTTGGGGCGTCCGTCTGATCCGCAGCAACAACGTCCTGACTGCCAGCGTTACCTCGTCTGTCACTAACAGCGCCTACCAGGGCTATGTGATCGGCAAGCATGCGCAGGCGGCTGTGTCGCTTACCGAGAATCCGATTGAAATGATCGTGAAGCTTCCGGGCAGCGGTGGAACCTATGACCCCTACAACAACATCTGCACGGTTGCCTACAAGCTCCCGTACTTTGGTGTGAAGTGGCTTGGGTTCGGCACGGACACCGGAAACGCGAAACGCGCATACAGGAACATCACCTGCGTGAGTGCGTAATCACCAAGCCAAGGCGTAGGCTAGTGCCTTGTAAGACCTTGGCTAACTTTACGAAAGGAGAATAAACAATGGCTGAGAATATGGAAAATCCCCCGATTCCTACGGCGGATAAGCCTGCCCCTCATAACTCCACGGAGAAGGATTCGTATGGTGAGGGTGTGAAGCCCAAGAAGCTTCCGGTGCAGGACAAGTAACAATCAACAAAGGGGGAAGGCGTGAACGGCAAGGAGTTTGTAGCCAAGCTCAAGAAATTGAATCCAAGGATTAAGTTTTTTGAGGGTCGGGGCCATATTGCGGGGTTGTATTTGTATATGCCAAAACACCCTATGGCTAATCCCGAGACCGGCTTGAAGCACCTTGGCGGTATGCCTTCCCCCCGTTTTTTTGGCAGGCTTCCAAAGGAAGCGTTTTGGGACGATGCTCTTGGAGGGTTTAACAAGGGCTGGACATCGGTTGTAAGGGAGCTTTGTAACTGGCGGATTGGTGGAAGGCCAGTTATTTACAGAAGCCAAGCCCTTAAGGAGTTTGGAAACTTCATGTCATTCAGACCCATGCCGAAGCCTATCAAAAAAATGTGGGCGGGTAAGGAAAGGCTTAAGCAGAAATATCAATTACACAATGAAAGTGACAGGGCAAAGGTCGAGGCGGAAGTAAGCCGCACAACGGATATGGGAATGAAATTGAGGGCTGCATGACAGGGTGGATAGGCGTTGACCTTGACGGAACCTTAGCCCATTACGATGGATGGAACGGCGGCAAGATAGGCCAGCCAATTCCCAAAATGCTTTCAAGGGTAAGTGGTTGGATTGCAGAAGGGAAGCTGGTGAAGATTTTCACGGCCAGGGCCTGCAATGAAGATCAGATTCCTTTGGTGAAAGATTGGCTTGAAAGCATTGGTCTTCCTCGCTTGGAAGTGACCAACGTCAAAGACTTCAACATGATTGAGCTTTGGGATGACAGGTGTATCCAAGTTATTCCCAACACAGGAGAAAAGGCCGCATGAAAGCCTTTGCGTATCACTACGGGGCATCGGGAGTGGCTTGGTATCGTGTATGGCAAGCCGTTAAGTATCTCCAAAAGCGTGGTATGGACATCAAGCGCTTGTGCAACGAATCAGACAGGGTGCATATCCCCGATTCAGAGGGGATAAGTAACTATCCCGGCGTAACGAATCACAAGGATATTGCGGAAAAGCATGATCTGATTTTCAGTCAATTTCAGAACACGCGCAAAAATGCGTTCAGGCTGGTAGATCAAAGCACAATTTGCCCCGTAGTGATTGACATTGATGATGATATTTTCAGTTTACATGGGTCAAATCCGAATGCTGAGGCATGGAAGCCCATGCCGGACGAATTTGAGGCACTTGATCCAGGTGAGGAAGACAGCCCACGCATTAAAGACCTTGTGGCTAGGGGTATCGGCTCCGTCTGTGAGCATGAGGGAAAGCCCTATTTCGTGATTCCGGGAGAGGATAAGCGGGAAAATGTGCTTCTTTCCATGAAGCACGTTCAAGCGGTAACGGTTTCAACGGAGCCATTAAGGAAACTCTATTCAAGGGTTAATCCGAACTGCCATGTTATTCCAAACGGGGTGGATTTTGACCTGTGGAAGCCGCAATATAACGAAACAAAGCAGTTTCGGATTGGTTTGTTTGGCTCAAACACGCATTATTTGGACTGGAAAGAGGCCAAGGACGGAATAAAGCAGTTTTTGGCTGAATTTCCTGATGCCATCTTGGTTACAAATGCCTCATTGACACTTTTGGACGGGAAACAGGGTGAAAGATTTGAAAAGGCCAAATCAATTCCTAGATTCCCGGATTATTTTGAGGATTTATTCAAAACTGGACGCATGGAGCTTCATAAGCCTGCGGAAGTGGAGAAATACCCTGCTTGGCTGGCCGATAAAAAGGTAGATGTTATCTTGGCTCCCCTTGCCGATTTGAAATTTAACGAGAGTAAATCTAATATTAAGTATCTCGAAGCGGGAGCCTTGAAGGTTCCTACCATTTGCTCGGACATGACGCCTTACAACGGCGATATTGAGCATGGAAGGAACGGGTTACTCGCTAAGAAGCCGATTGATTGGTATAGATACCTGAAGATGATGTATCAGGACAAATCGGCAAGACGGGCGATGGGTAACAGGGCATGGATGGATGTTAAAAACCGCTACGACATGGCGTTGATAGCGGAAAAATATGAAACGCTGTTTCGCAGTTTGACAAGGGGGAAAGCAAATGAAGAAGTTTCTGACAATCGCGTTGCTGTGGGCGTCTAGCCTCCAGTCATAGTCAACGCAGAATCTTGCGTTGACTATGACGGCGCAGGACGATCAAAGCGTAGCTAAAACAGCTTCATTTTTGTATGGGCAGGATCAGAGCCTGACCTATACGGCAACCGATAGGCGGCTTGCGGTAGATAATCGAGGATATCTTTATTTTATTGCTGGCGGAGGTGGTGCAACTAGTGCTGTAACGGTTACTTCCCTTCCCGTTTATGTTTCTGTGTCAAATCCAGCGTATACGGTGCTTTCATCGACAGCTACAAGCCGCAACATCACAAGCGAAGCCGGAACTAGCGCCAATTATGATCTGGCGATAAGCAATAATTATGGTGGTTCAGCTATTCGGTATGCTATTACCTTTAGCTCCGGCGCACCCAGCGATCTTTCAACTCGCGGGGCATACTTAGCAGCCACAAGCACAGTGCAAATTGATGGCACTTGGGGGCCTGGAGCGCATCTTCATATGTATTCGGTGGGCACTGCACCTACAGGGAATGATGTGTCTGTTTACTACCGCAGGCGCGGAAACAACACTGCAAATCCGTAGAGGATAACGTGAAATTTTTTGCAACTCTGTTTTTCATTGTGGCAAGCCTAAGAGGGGCAAGTGACCCTTCTTACAGCTTTGTTTCGTCATTGATTCAATTTAGCGGAACCAATGGACAGACAACCGGGAATGATGACAAGACCGGAACTACATTGACTTTCAACAATGGGGCGGCACTTTCTACGACATCGCCACCTACAGGAATGCCATCCTCCTTGGCGACAGACGGTACTAATGACTTTGTGAATTTCACCGATGCAGGCCAATGGGATTTGGGTTCGGGCGATTTCACTATTGAATGGTGGTTTAAGAATACGGCGATAGCCGCGAATCAAGCCTTTCTTGGCAATTACCTTGGATCAGATACACACAAGGGTTACATCATAGATATGTCCACCACCAACTTGAGGGTGGTGAGGGATAACGATACCGTGAATCAGGTTGCGCTTACCCTTACGTCTGGTTCTTGGTATGCGGGGTGCTTGTGCAAAACGGGAACATCGGCTCAGTTCTATATTAACGGGGCCACGCAGGGGGCGTCTTTCTCTGATTCTAAGACATACACCCCCGACACAAATGTTTCTCCAAGTATTGGAAGGGCATCGGCGGCTGATGGTGAATACTGGAACGGGAATATTGGCCCAATTCGTATCACGAAGGGCCTGTGCCGTTATTCTGGAGCATATACGGTTCCTTCCCTCCCGTTGCCCACAAGTGGCGAGGATGTGCTTTCGCCATACTTAAAGAATAGTAATAGGCTCAATCTTACTCCCCCTCGTCTTTTCATGTGGCTGTTTGACGCCTTCACCACAAAGGGCTATGCCATGTCATCGGATAATAGGCTGGAGAGCCAGAGAAACCAGGCTTTGATGAAGACGGAGCTTGACCTCTACACCCGTAATAAATACATATCTGACGTAACGGCAAAGCGGATTGTTACCCCCACGCCCACGCCTACGCCTGCACCACGGGCAACCACGCCCACAAAAACACCTACTCCGGGCAAATAATGGCAAACTTAGCAGGACAAAGGACGGGGGCGCAAATTGTAAGCGCTGTTGATTCGATCTTGTTTAACAAGACGAGTGGCAGCGCAAACACATACCCCACAAGCACCACAATACTTGAGTTAATCAATAGGTACTACAAAACCTTCGTGGACAAGTACCAGTTTTTGTGGGCGATGAAGTCCACCACGGCATCCACTTCAAGCGGTGTTACGCTTCTGACAATGCCTGATGATTGCATACAGGTTTACCAGATGCAGATCAGGGCAAATGGGCGATATCTTCAATTCCTTCCCCGCAAGACGTTTGAGCGCATGTTTCCGGCGGGATGGACAAGTGTGGGGAATAGTCAACCGATCTATTACGTTGAAGCGGCTCCGGCCTCTAATAACGCAATTCAATTTGACTTATTCCCCACACCTGATGCGACATACACGATCAATTATGACTATCGTGCGAGGTTTACGCCTCTTGTCGGATCAACTGAAGTATCGGTCATCCCGCCTGAATACGATATGTATTTGATCTATGGCCCTGCTATGGAGGGGCTAATCATGTTGGGTGATCCACGGGCAAAGCAGTATGCGGAATTGCTCGATGAGACTGATAAACGTGCTTGGATGGCGAATGAACGGCTGACGGATTATCAAAACTCATTCTCGGAAGCACCTACGGCCTATGAATACGGATTGAGGCCTGGACAGGTGCTGCCTTACTTGCCCAATGCGTAACCAAGGTAAATCGAACAAATACGAGGTATTCAGCAACCTAAACGGGGGCTTGGCTACCCGTCCTACGCCATTGGTGATTGAAGCAGGAAGCAAAAAGAAGATGCTTTCCCCTGCTTTGCGTAATGTTGACTTTTTTGCCAAGGGCGGGATTGATAAGCGGAATGGGAAGACGATTCAGGGAAGCGCAATATCCTCAACGTCCTACCAATCCCAAACAACCGAAGACCTGACCATATCGCTTACTTCGGTAGGCGGTGAATACGCGATTGCCCAAAAGATAACAACGGGTGCCGCTGTATCGGTGGCGTCCATAGCGGTTAAGATTTCCGCAGATTCCGCCACGGGAACATCAACGCCGACAACCTGCAAAATTTATACTAATTCATCCGGGATTCCGGGGGCTCTTGTAACAAACGGAACATCGTCAATTCAAACGTTAAATGACAGCGCCACGCCCGTTTTGACAACATTTACATTTCCCACCCCTCCAAGCCTTAGCGGGGCCACTATCTACTGGTTTGTTTTTGATTTCGATGGTGGCCCGGGGGATATTGGTTACATGAAAGGAACAACCGGGGCTTCCGGGAATGTAAAAACAGACGCAAGCTATGATAGCGGTTCTTGGGCAAGCCTATCGCGTGATCTTTATTACGTCATTACTTCAACGGCTACGACTAATGTCATCCAAGGTATTTACGATTTTCGTTTTGGCTCAAGCTCGACACAGAAACAAATGGCGGCTATGGGCGGTGCGCTTTACTGGAACAATAGCGGCACATGGACTAGCCTGACAACCGGATTGGGAAGCGGTCAGAATAATCTATGGTCATTCAGCGCATTGGATGACTACCTATTCACTTGGGATAACGGGACAAATATAAGCCGATGGTGGAATGGGTCTGCGTCTGCGACTAGCCCACATGGATATAGGCCCGTAGGGACGTTTGCAAGGTCTGCGGGTGGTGGGTCAATAGCTAATGGCACGTATAAGCTAATGATGGTCACTACGTTGACAAGTGGCGGGTTCAGGTCATCGGCAGAGGCTACTGTAACCACTACGGGCGGCGGGACTGACAAAATAGCGGCTTCTGGCGTGGCTATTGACGATGTAGCCGCACAATTTGGCCCCGATCATGCCGGAAATGATACCGCCACAAAAATATTCATGACCACGGCTGGCGGGTCAATCTATTACAAGCTTGCTACCGGAAGTGTCAGCGTAGGAAATCCAATTCCTGACGCTACACCCGCGTTTAACGTAACTGCGGCTCCAGCAGGGACGGAAAACACGCTGTTAGACGAGTATGGCGTTCCCCAAGAATATTTTACAAATCAAATCACCACGCCGACTTGTAAGTATTCGACCGTATTTAATAACTTCCTTGTCATGGCGGGGGACGGAACATACCCAAGGCGTATCTGGTTTAGTGAATTGGGGGCACCTCAGATTTGGGCCGCGCCTGCGGTGGACAGCACATCATCCCCTATCTACGGAACATACTTAGACATAGGGGATTCAGATGATAACGAGCCTTTGGTTGGGGTCTTCGCATGGGGGGAATACCTCTATGCTCTTAAACGCCACAGCGTTTATATCGTGGCTTATACTGGCAATGCCTCCGCGCCGTTTCAAGTAAAGAATATTTCAAGGGGGTTGGGGTGTCTTTCCCATTGGTCGTGCAAGGCCCTTGGGTCAAGTCGTTTCGTGTTTATCTCGGAACGCGGACCCGTGGAATGCTATGGAACGGTGGTAAGGCTGATTCCTTCATCCGCGAATATTCTGGACAGGTTCGACCCAAACAATTCAAGCCGTTACAACCTAGCGGCTATGCAATATACCACGGGTGGGAATAACTCGACCAAGATGCAAGTGTGGTGGGGTGTTTCGTCCACAAGTGCGACTACCCGCGATTTAACGCTTGTCTATGACTATGAAAACGACAGCTTTTGGGAGAATGACGTATCGGCTAATTATTATGCCGAAGTAACGGATTCAAACTTCTTCCCATCTGTCTGGTCTGGTGATTATTCGGCCCAAATATTTAAGATGGACAACGGCACCACGGACAACGGAAGCGCGATTGACTTCTATTTTGATACCCCTTGGTATCAGGGTTCAGAAGCAAACGTTTGGAAGCAATGGGATAACCTGTTTATTCAGGGAACGGTCCAAAATAGCGGTACCCTTAGTGTTGACGTTTACTTGGACTTCGCCACAAGCTCGTCATATTCACTGACGTATGACATGACGGCGGCGGAGTTTAAGGGCGGCTCAAACAGGCCACTCGGGGACAGGTCCAAGGCCATAAAATTCAGGGTTAGGAATAGTGAATTAAGCGTTCCTGTCCACATTGATTCCATAGCCATAGCCTATCAAGACTTGGGGTTTAGCGTATGATGCTGGATACCCCGTCAATCAATGCGGATATGGAGGAAATCAGGGAAACCCTGAAGAAAAATAGCCTTGAAATCATGCGGAATGTGAACAAGTTGGGAGTAAGCCTGCTTGTTGACGTTAATTCAAGGACGGCTCAGGCCACTACATCCGCAACCTATTCAAAATTAACCGATTTCCAGGCGGGTTTTAAAACGTCGGGCGGTTTAATTATAATAATGGGTGTATTGCATTCCTCAATGAATGACGGGGATGTTCAATTAAAGGTAGATGACGAGGAAAAGAAGGTTTTTGGGAATGTGGGTTCCACAATAGCAATGCCTATCCTTTGGATTGGTTCGCTACCGGAAGGAAGCCACACAGCGAAACTTTACTTCAGGGCGAATGGCGGAACATCAACCATTGGCTCTACAACACGCGACAGCTTTATGTATGTTGTCGAATTACTGAGGGGGTAGTATGGATTGGAATCCATTTCATTCGAGTTTGTTTACGGGGGCTGGTACTCCGTGGGGAGCTATGGAGTACGGCAAACCCGATGCCCCTAAATTCTCGAATGACCCGAATCAGTTTCAGGGCTTTAATTCAAGTTCTTTAAGGGACGCCCTTAATCAGTCAATTCGCAGGGGCGCGGCGGCTAATCGTGCGGCCTCCCTCGCTGCGGCTCAAAAGGGCGGGGCACTTTCAAGCGGCCAGATGCAAACCGGATTGGGTGGAGTTTCTGCACAGCAGGCCGAACAAGAAAACCTGATGAATGCTAACCTTGCTCGTCAGGACTGGATGGATAAAGTTGCGGCTATGGATAGGTATAATCAGCAGCAGATGGCAAAGTATGCTATTGATAAAGAAAACTTTGATTCCGAGCAAAAGGGGCGCGGGGAGTTTTGGGGCAATGTCGGAAAGATTGCTGGAACGGTGGGCGGTGGGCTTCTTGGCGGTCCGGCTGGTGCCGCAGTGGGGTCTAGCTTGTTTGGCGGTGGCGGCGGGGGAGGTGGCGATTCATTTGCCAATGCCATGCTGATGGGTTCTTTGTTTGGCGATAAGGGCGGCGGGGGCGTTAAGAAGGGCAAGGGCACCTGGCATGCTCCCCTAGTAGCCGGATACGGAGAATAAAAATGCCTACCAATTATGGGGCTTGGAACGCGGGACTTAGCGGGATAATGGGCGGTGCTGAAAGGGGCATGAGCCTTTATCAAGCCCTGCAGGATGCGGCTATGAAGAAGAAACAGAATGAATTGGCTATGGATTGGGATAGTCCTGTTGACATTCCGGGCATAGGCACTGTTCCTAAGTCTAAGGCGGCTGAATACAAATTGAAGATGATGGAGATAATGCGTAAACCAGGTGGAACGGGTGCGCCTGCTGGATTGCGTCTTAAGCCGGGTGAAGTTTGGGATGAAGTCACGCAAAGCATTATTGCGTTGCCGGGAGGTGATCTTTACAAGAACCAAAAAAATAAGTTTTCCCAAGACCTCGCCAATATGAAGGCTATTGAGGATAGGTCAACCGATACTGAAAATAAAATAGGTGATCTCCTTAAGGCTCCTGGATTTGAAAGTCAATTTGGGGGTTATAACGCCTATCTTACTAAACATCTTCCTTGGGGCGGCGCACAAGATGCGGGAGTAAAGGTTGATAGCCTTAAATCTGGACTTATGGCGGCTGGTAAACAAATGATGGCCTCCGGTGGAGCTATTGGTCAAATCACGGAAAGGGAATGGCCTATCCTTGAAGGCATGATTGCTCGTATTAGCCCCACGATGAGTGAAGATGAAGCGAGAAACACACTAGAGGGCATTAAGGCAAAAATGGAGGGAATTAAGAGGCGAGCCCAAGAAGCCTATCAAAGTGAATGGGGCGGCTCTCAATTTGAAAGGGAGCAGGGGATGAAGCCTTTATTGCCTCCTGCGCTTTCAGGAATCACGAATCAAAACAATGATCTATCTGCCGCTGATAAAATTCTTTCAAACCCTTCTGCCTATCCTGCCGATATGGTGGCAGAAGCAAAGTTATTGAAAGGCATCAAGTAATGGGATTGGCTGATAAGCTATCTGCATTTGAGGCTACACAGACTAAACCGCAAGGGAGTTTAGCTGATAGGCTTAGTGCGTTTGAAAAATCCCAAAGCGCATCTATGCCACAGGCGCAAGAGGCTAATGAGCCTTCATTTGCTTCATTCCTTCCTTTTGGCGCTACGGGTGAACGCTTGGCGCAAGGTAAAGGATTTGGCTATGATGAAGGTGCAGAAGGCGCTTCGAGGGCGGCGGGTGATATTGCCACGGGAGCAGGGGCTATTGGTGCTGGTGCTGCGGCGGGTGCGGCTGGTGCGCCCATTGCACCTGTGCTTGGGGCTGGGTTGGCTGGTGCTGGATTAGCAGGCCTTGTTGGGTATGGCGCTGAAAAAATGGGTATAACGCCAGCCCTTAAAAGTGCATCGGAAAAAATGAGGCAAGATTTACTGCCGAAAATATTAACCGAGCCTCAAACCCAAAGTGTTCCGGCAAATTTCGCTTTACAATTACTTGGCATGGCTACCCCCGTGGGGCAGGCCTCATTAGCGCTTGAATCCCTCCCTCTTGCGGCTCAATTTGCTGCGGGGGCTAAAGGCGCTAAAATGGGTGCTGGAGCCATAAATAGATTGGGCCAAATGGCAGAGGCTAAAGTTCCTCAAGCCGTTCTTGATCTTGAAAAATATGGAGGAAAGCCTACCCCTGCGGCTAGTGGTGGCGCATTAGCTAAGACGCTTGAATTTTCTGCAAGGTCGAATCCATTGATGCAAATGATAGATAACCTCGGATTCAAGGGTGCCGATGAAGCTAACATGGCTGCGGCTCAAAAGTTTGCAGAGGGTAAATTTGGCTCAGATATCAAGATGGGTGTTCGGCCTGCAATTGGCGAAACTATGCGTGGCCTTCTTAATGAGCTTGCGGGACGCAGGGCGGCTAAGTATGAGCCTGCGGTAGAGGCGCTTTCACAGGCTAAGGGCTTTCCTAATTACTCTAATACGCTTTTGAAAGCAGTTGAAGGCGCGGCTGAATCTCTTAACGTTACAGGTTCAGCTAAGAAAGCATTTCTTTCTGCGGCTAAAGAATCACTCAAAGGCGCTAATACGCCTATGAAGGTTGACAAGGCGCTTACTGATATTCGGATAAAGTTTGCCGATAAGCTGAAGGGTGTAACGGACAAACGCGCCTTAGATCAACTTGACCGTGATTTCGGTTCCATGAGCCAAGCCCTTAAACGCGCTAACTACGATGCTCTAAATAAAATTCAGCCTGGTTTGGGTGATGAAATTGCTCAAGCCAAGGGAGAATATGCTGGAGCTTCTCAGGTGATAGCTCCTATGGCTAAAGTTATGAAGGCAAGAGGTCAAAAGCCAGAAGCGATCATGGGCGATATCTTAAATCAGGGTAGTGAAGGCATAAAGGCTATGATGGCTGAATTGACACCTTCCGAGAAAGTAGCTTTCCAAAAGGATTTCGCAAGATTTATTTTGGAAGAGTCAAAAAAAGGCGATAAGGGGCCTAGTGCGGCTACTATCAAGACAATGCTGGGGGGGAGATACAAGGATATTGCTCCTGTAATTGGAGGTGAAGGAATCACAAATCTAACCCGCCTTGCCGAAATGATGGAAGCGGCTAAACTTGGTGAATTGTATTCTCAAAACCCTAGCGGTTCAGGTTCAACAATTGCCAAGTTTGGTCAATTGGGGGCATTGTTTGACCCTACGTTTACAGCGCAAGGCCCGATGCTTGCTAAAACAGCATTTATAGACGCGCCTTATGCTTTAGCGGGTGGGCCTGTAATGAAGGCGCTTGGTGCGACAAAGAAAACGGTGGGTAAATTGGCGGGTGGAGGAAAGAAGCCTAATCTACCGCCTGATCTTTTACGCGCACTATCCGTAATGAACGCAGCGCCTGCGGCAATTGCGAGATAGGAATAAAAAAAATAGGCCATAGAAAGTGGCCTAAAGCAAGTAAGAACAAGAAAAATATTACCTGAAACATGGTAGTATCATAACAAGAAACGGAGGTTTGGACAATGGGAGAGCTAAAGGAAGCGCTTATGGAAGCCGCCATGAAGCATAAGAACGTAACGGCATACACCAAGGGCCGTTTGGCGGAGGAATTGAAAAAGGCGCGGCAACGGGCCAAGGATGAGAAGTTAGCGGCTGGGGGCGAATCAAACGCGGGTCGGGAAGCGTGGCTGGCCCTCAATGACGAATAGGAGGGAATATGCCAAAAAAGAAAAAGGCTAAAAAGTCCGCTTACGTCTAAAAAGCTCACCCCGGCTTGAGGGGTAACATAACTTTTACTACATGGAGGTAAACGAAATGAAAAAAATGCTCATGGTTCTTTCTTTGGCGCTGGCTTCAATTGTTGAAGCTGGCCCTAGGTTCTCGTATGTGTTTGTTCAGCCCCGCCAGTTTTTGCAGGGTGATGGCTTCACGGCTCCCCTTTCGGCGGCATCTAATAGCGCAATCTATTGGTCTATGTTCAAGAGCAATACGGTTGGGTCTATGGCTGCTGCCACGGGCGTATCAATGACAGCGCAGTTTAAGGTTCCCACCAATTTCAAGCCTGGTTATCCGCTTACCATTGGTTTCACTTGCGCTTATTCTGGCGTGACCAATTCGGCGGTTCTGTCCGGGACGGCTAAGGTTCAGGTTGCTGGTTATTCCGATTATGGATTTATCACTTCCACGGCCCTTACTGTTTCGTCACAGATTCAGATCACCAACGCTAATACCTATGGTGGCCCCACGCAGTATGAGCTGGTTGACATTCCCAATGTCTATCCCGGCTCCATTATTGATGTGTATCTTGAGCGTATTGCGGGAACAAACTCGGTTCTGCATCTTTACGAGGTGTGGGCCAAGTTTGAGCCGTCTTCTGGCTGGCTCTGGTAAGTCAACTAAAGCCGTTAAGGAAACTTAACGGCTTTGATGGACTTACAAGGGGGAGAAATGCCATTAGATGACAAAGATAAAGAATGGCTGGCGCTGACGCTTGAGAATGCACACCTGAAGGCTGCCGAAAGGCACCGAAAAGAGGATCATGAGCCACTTGAGCAAGCTGTGGCAAGCATGAAAGCCAAGAGCGCTGTCAATTCACGTTGGATGAAGGCGGCATTAACGGCGGCGGCTAGTGCATTGGGAATACATGGTGTGAAGGCCATGCACTAATGCCTGAATTCAGCGAAAAATCCAAGGCGCGGCTTTCAACGTGCTGTCAGGAATTGCAGGATGTGTTTAACGCTGTGATTCGTGAGGTGGATTGCACCATTATATGTGGATTCCGTAACGAAGAAGATCAGAACAAGGCATTTGAGCAGGGTTTTAGCAAAAAGAAGTGGCCTGACGGGAATCACAATAAACAGCCTTCATTAGCGGTGGATGTTTGCCCGTATCCGATAGATTGGAAGGATGAGAAGCGGTTTAAAGAGTTTTCCGAAGTGGTGAAGTGCAAGGCGGCTGAGTTAGGCATTAGCATAACTTGGGGCGGGGACTGGCAGGATTTCGTGGATTTTCCTCATTGGGAGGTAAAGGCAAATGGATAAGGATGTTTTAATTCGCTTCATTCAATTCCTTGAAACGACATTTGCGCGGATTAACTCAAAGCGTTTGATGACGCTTTATGCCTATTTGCTTTTTCTGCTTTACAGCAAGGAAATGACGGATAGTGCGGTTTTGTATGGAACGCTTGTTACCATACTTGTTCTCTTGCTTTTCATGATGCGGGGTAAAGATTCGGTGGTAGAGGCTAAGTAATGGCCCCCAAGGATAAGGATTACAGCGCGGGTAATGCCCGTATCATGAATGATGATACGGGATTCGCTGTTAATGCAGATAATCCTTTTCCGGTAACTATTGGAGCGGGGCCGTCCAAAAGCGCCTTTGGCGAGATAGTCGCCATTCCTAATACCCCCTTGATGCAGGGTGACTTTGTTTATGGGAACAATAATCAGCTTTTCAAGACAACACAGCAAGGAAGCGGAACGGTCACTAATGCAACGGGCATGGCTGTTATCGCTACTGGAGCAAATACTTCAAGCCTTGCCAACATAAGATCAGGGCGCGTTCTCAGATACAAGCCTGGTCAGGGGGCTGTGGCTCGGTTTGCCTGCTTGTTCAGCGCGGGGGTTACGGGGAACACTCAAAGCGTAGGCGTGGGGACGGCTGAATCGGGTGTTTTCTTTGGTCACATTGACAACAACGGGTTTTCCATCATCCATAACCAGACAAACACCCGCGAAATCCAGAGTGTCCAAATCACCACCAAGTCAAGTAACAGCCAGAACGCTACCGTTACGCTTGGCGGTGTGGCTTATACGGTTCCCGTGACAAACGGGGCATCGGTGCAGGCTACGGCTTGGGAGATTGCCAGCTTTGATTACAATTCTTCATTTCCGGGCTGGATTGCAACTGCCGTTGGGGACACCATATATTTTGTGTGCTCTGCGGCAGGGAACCAGACGGGAAGTTTCAGCGTTTCTTTCCCAACGTCTGGTGTGGCTGGTGCTTTCACCGAAGTCGTAGCGGGTGCGCTTGGAACCACCAATGTAATTTTACAGACGGCTTGGAATGTTGACCGGATGAATGGGGCGGGGGGCGCGTTTAACCCATCCGGCCTCACGCTCGACCCGACAAAAATCAACGTTTATGAAATCAAGATGCAGTATCTTGGTGGCGGTGCTGTCGAGTGCTACATTGAAAACAGCGACACCGGGGCTTTTGTTCTGGTGCATCGGATTAAATACGCTAATCTGAACACGATTCCTAGCTTGAAGAATCCCGGTATGCCGTTCCAAGCGTCAAGCCGAAACACTACAAATAATACAGCCGTGACCATCAAGGTGTCATCGTGCGCCTTGTTCCTTCAAGGGCCTCGCGGATTTCTCGGAATCAAAAACTCAAAAGGTGCTACGCTTGCCGGAGTTACCACGGCAATCACGCCCATTCTCAGTATCAGACCCGGATTGCTTTTCAACAACAAGGTGTCAACGTGCGAGATTGTTCCGTATCTTCTCAGCGTGTCAAACATTGGAACCAAGGGCGCACAGATATACGTCTATAAAAACGCCACGTTAAATAACACGGCTAACTTTTCAAAGCTGGATGCCACAACGTCCGTTGCAGAAACGGACACCACGGCAACAAGCCTCACGGGGGGGCGGGTTATTGCCACCTTGGGCATCGGAAACGGAAACAGGGAATCCATTAACCTTAAAGACTTTGAAACCTATGTTGAAACAAATGATATCTTGACCATAGCCGCCGCTTCGGTTACAGCCACAACCGATATCACCGTGGGTCTGTCATGGGAGGAAGAACAATGATAAAGAAGCTCATTGAAAAGTGGCGTGAGGGTAAAGTAAAACGTGATTGTGCTGCCGGAAAGCATAGAGAAGGTGTAAGGGTTATCAAAACAGAGACGGATTCAAAGATTGAAAAATTCTGCCAAACATGTGGGGTGAATCTGTGATTTCAGAATTGGCTTTATGGGCCTGGTCCTATGCAAAGGAGCATTGGGGCGGTATATGTGCCGTTTTGCTTGTTCTGGTCATATTTGACGATGTAATGCTAAGGGGTAAATTGGCCGCTTGCCAGTCCTCAAAAATGGTATTGGCCCAAGCCCAATCCTTGACCAATACCGCAAGCGCGAATTCGTCTTTAAAGGGCAAAATAACCATTCAGCCTTGTGGCGGGGCATCTACCCCTAATGACCGTAAATGCCCTCCCTGTGGGGCTATTACGGTCGATTTCGAGGCATTGAATAACGCATATGCGGAAGGTGTAGCAAGTCAAAGTCAAAAGGCTGAAATTAAACCTACTAGTGCTGAAAATACAGGGAAATTGAGCCTATGGGCAAGCTACCACGTTTCCAGCCGCTTTCTCACGATAGGCCCTAGTTATCGCTTCGGCATTTACAGCTTGGGCGCTGGAATTTCCAAACCTGTGAATGACCAAATCTTTAAGAGCTTCGATGGCCTTGAGCCAGCCCTTTTCGTGAATCTTGGCCCGTTTTGATTCCCATACCTGGAGGAATCCAATAAGACGGTGGGTGTGGCACCAATAGTCATTCGTCCTTTCGTGCCTCACCCATCCCCCTTCAAATTCTTCCCAATGGGCCTTGTATTTGTGCAGCTTGACGAAATTCACATCGGCTTGATTGAGGCATTTAGCGCACGTTTTCATGACGGCACCACAATACACACCACGCCAAATATAAAGCCTATGACGAATCCGATCATCAGGTATTTCCAGTCGCGCTCGGTCACGGCTTCACCTCCACCCATTTGGATTTGATAAGACCCTTTCTTAAAAATTGAAGTATCATTCCGTTTTCATCAACAGCCGAAAACCACAAGGCCCCATCCTTGGAAACATATTGCCCAAGGTAGATTCCTGAAAGGGTATGCGCACACTCCACCTCGCCGTTTTTGTTCATGCTATACGCTTCACACCACCACACCCTCAGCATCAGCGCGAAGCAGAGCATCCACTTTTTCACAGCTTCCTCCCCTTTCGCTTCGCCTTAAGGCGTAGGTAGGCGCGGGCGCGGTGAATCAAGCATCCCTTTCTGCATTTTTGAAACCTACTGACAAGGCATGGCCTTGATGCCAGCGCCCTCACTATCGCTTCAGCCGTGTCGCGCTTCATGGGTTCTCCATAAAATTTGCAATCAACGCCGCGCATATACCCGCCTCCCCACAATCACAACACCCCTCACAGCTTCCACATTCCTCGCAACCAGGCTCAGTCATGCCGTGGTCGCCGTTCTTGCAAACGGTTACTATTGCGTCATTTCTCATTTTCCGCCTTTTCCCCCGCCGTAGCGCGGCTGTGAAGTCGGTCATGGCTTCTCCTTCAAATACGCCAGTAGTGCGTGGCAGAGGGCAAGGGGGGCGGTATCGCCCCTATAACCCGTGTCCTTGTAAACGCAGGCTTCGTGAAAACAATCTTTCCGTCCGCTTGTTACGCTTTCTAGCTTAAACCACAAGTTCCTCGCATCGATCTCCGCGACTATGGCGTCTAGTGAGGTGGTGAAAGGCGGTGGCGGTTCGCCGATGGTCCAAGAAAAATCTTGATTCCTCCGCCAAGACCTTTTTCTTCCAATACGTTTTGATTCCCACCCCAGCGCCTTCGCCATAATTTCATCAGTGAGCTTCTTCACTTCCTCACCCCCTTGCGCTTCTTGCGTGAGGCGCGGATTGCGATTTGCATAAAGGCTATTTTTGACAGCGTGGCTTCATACGCCTTGACCTTGTACCATATCTCAAGAAGTTCTTGGAAGCGGCGCATTTGTAATAAAAGATCGTGGTAGTTGATCTTATCCGTAATCCTACTTTCCATTTTTCCTCCCGCATTCAGCGCGGATTGTGCGATTGATGCAAGCACGTAAAGACTTTGCTGTTCTAGCTTCGCTTAACCGTCCGGGTCTAGTCCAGCAACACCAT